ATACAGTCATATCATCGTGCATGGTTCCGTAAGCTTGCCTCGGGTCTTTAAACTCCTTTTTATACTCGGAAAGTAAAACCTCTGCTATTTCTGTAACAGAATCTAAACAAATCGTGTGATATTTAGAGGCGTCAGTAGATGATGTGATGAATTGATAAGCATCCATTACATCTTTTTTACTATTAACATTGATCACATCAATATTGTAATCTTTTAGTGATAGCAAACCTGCTTCTGCTGAAATTATGATTGGTGATGGTGCAGTTGCACATAGTCTGGTCTTACCTAGACCTGCTTCTCCATACACCAAAGCTTTCACCGTTGAAATGCCGGTATTGGTGTTCGATATTTTTATTGCCATCTTATTCCTTGTCGTTAATGTAATTCAATATTTCAAATTGTTCAGCATTACTCATATTTTTAAAAATGGCTTTAATGATACGAGATTGCCTGTCGGTTTTAGATGTAAAATCACCGTATCTATCTACCCAATAAAAAAGAGAGATCTTAGAAACAGGTTTATCTGATCCAGTTATCGACTCAAATATTTGTGATAATTTATAGCATTCAGGATTCGTTATTATAAAATCCTGATGCAATCCTAAGTGTGATTTCATTCAGGTGTAATTGCTAGGCTTGGGGTTCCGGGCTTAACAGTAACGATCTCTCGCAACTTGCTATCTTTTGGAAGTTCCTTGAAGCTCTTATCAATAATACTAGGTGACCACTTAACACAATTCTTTTCTTGATCGGTAAGGTCGTCATAAACCGCATCTAGAGCTGCAACATCAGGCTTGCGAGACAGTTTGAATATTGCTTTTAGTTTGTATCCAAGGCTAGTGTGGGTCTTAGTTCCTTCTGCGTCTGCTGCTTCACCAAGACCTGCAATGATCTGTTTACGAATCTTCATTTCTAAGTTTTTAGCTTCTGATAATTTTTGTTTTGCTTCAATATGCTGTTCTAATAAGTTCATAGTGTGTGTCCTGTTGTTTGTGTTTGTTGTTATGATGAATCTATATTACCAGCGGTAAAATTTCAGGTAAATAGGTAAAAACTTTATATTACCGTCCTTATAATTTTTATAAAAAATTACCATATCAAACACTTCTTCTTATCAACTGTTTTTTCAATATGAGTAAGCTCATTGCAGATATTCTCATCTTTAGCCCATTTCATTAATGACCATACTGATTTCTCATTATCATAACCATACAACTCGGCTATTTGTGCGCCACTCTTACCGCTATCCAGCAGCTTTTTGATAGTTAGACACATGCTTTTTCGCATTTCCAAAACTTCAACGTAGTCTCTTGACACATCAACTGCCTGCCACAGCCGATGCAGCACATAAAAATGCTAAAAATCCATAGCTAAACGGGCTATTGTCCCAAATTCCTAGGATCATCATGAAAATTATTAAGCAGACATAAAGACATATAAACGAGATAAACATAAGTCACCTATTTTTTACCGATTATTTCCAAAATTCTTTGTCTCTCATGAGGGTTTTCTTTTAGATAAAAAGAAATCATCTCATTGACCTTTTCGTAGAGCGGGACTTGATCCACTGTCGCGCACATTTTTATAATTGATGCTAACTTTTCATCGACTTGTATGTGTACCAAAGATTCTTTTTTATTCATTTTATTATTATGACCCCTTTTCTAGCTCTTGATATAGACGTATAAATCCATTTTCGTTCAGTTTCAGAATCAACCATACCGGGAATATCATTTACATGAATAATGACGTAATCAAAGCTTGAACCCTGACTGATATGGCAGGTAATTGCATAACCAAACTGTAAATAGCAGTAGTTATCAGAATACTCATCAAAATGCCGTTTGTTTACATATTGTTTATGATTTTTCCATTCTCCATAACCATCTATATATACACCGGTTTCATTTTTAGAAATGCAGTCGCCATCTTCATCATCAATATTGGCTCCTTTATACACAACCGGCTCACCATCTAAAGGCTGCGAATCGTTACCTCGAATGCGTCTAGTGATAGATTTTCGTGTAGCATTACGATAAACAATATGGGTGATGTTATGTTCAATCATTGTGTCCATATCGTACATTGAGTCTGGAACCAAATGTTCTTGATAAACCCGAATAGATTTTTCATCTTCTCTTGGCACAAACATCTCTAGGGGATGACCGTTACGAGCATAATCAAGCAATCTTAAAAGTGATTGATCGCTTCTGTGGTTTTCGGTCAGTCTGAATGTGTCTAATCCTTCAAAACTGCTGGTGCCATTAATCGGTGGCAACTGACTATCGTCACCAACAAGCACAACAGTATCAAAAACCTTCATGGCATTATTAAGACCGATAGCTTTTAGTTTGCCTTGGTCATCAACTTGACCCTTAGTTGGCAACATTGAGCTTTCATCAATGAAGCAAACGCCACCTTGGTACTCACCAGTGACATACCGATCAAATATCCTATGATCATAAGAACTAATTTTGTTGTTTCCAAGGAATTTTTCTGTAGATGATTCTTTTTTAAAAGATTTAACGCTAACGCCAATTTCCGATAAAAAGTCTAAAATAATTTTTTCAGGTACGGTTTCTTCTGCACCCCTAAGCATTTTTGAATCATAGAACTTATCCATCTCATCGCTTAATTCTGTAGCGACATATAGAGAGATGGCTTTATGTAGAGTCATTGCAGTTGGCAAATCTTCTTTGATAATGCCTGCTGCCTTGTTTGTAGTGGCAGTAAACGTCATTGGGATTTCCTCAAGACGCTCATCTTCAGCAATATGTTTAAGACAGAACGTCTTACCGCAACCAGCAGGCGCAATAAATGCTAATGCTGGTTTTTTATCTAAGATGCAGCTTACAATTGCATCAATCGCGTTTTGTTGTTCTATACTTGGAGAAGGTAATTCGGTCATTGTGCTGCCCTTTTGATATTAAAATCTATGATACCCCAGTATTTTTATAATGGGTCAAATAGATTTTTATAAAAATATCAAAACTTTTTCATAAGTTCTGTCAATTCATTGTGACGATCCTTAACGCTCATCGCTTTCTTAACTGGTTTTATTGGTCTACCGATAAGTTCACCAGCATTTATAACAATAATATCTATTTCTTTAGTGTCAGGCAGTCGCTTATACTGCTTAAGAAATCTATTGATGTAGTTTCTAAACGAGCTTTCTGGAATACCAACGTGTCTTGCGAGTCCGTTATAGCTATAAATCTGATCGTTATATTCTATCGATTTATAATTACGTCTTCCCTTCCTATGTCCTGTAGTTTGCATAATTCTACCCCATCTCATCCTCAAAAATTTTAGCTTCAATTTGGTCGAACTCTATTTCTGTCAAAACTATTGGTGTACCCTCAAAAGATATTGTAGAGATAGTCAGGTTCCATCCAACTATGTGATATAAAACGCAGACGATTATATCGCCTGTGTTTTTCGACTCTAAAAGATAGTTTTTGGAGCAGCAGTGGTGGTGTATCAACTGAAATTCCTTTTTATTACAGGATTGACCTATGTTGTATCCAGCCTTTAAAATTATTGCTCCAGTAACACATATCTGTATCCATGTGCGTTATGCCTTTTTCCCAAAGGGCAGGGTTGAAATTACCATCGTGACAATCGCTACTCTTCATAGGCTTTGCTTGATGCTCAGTAGGGCTGGCATGTATTGGATCGTTTTCGGTCAAATCAATAACATCATCTGAATATGGTCTGACAACTAATTGGTTGAATAATCTGGTGTCAGATTCTAAGTTTGTTTTTGAACCATCGTAATTGTTATATGAAGTTCTGGCACAACCGGCACTAGATACTTTTAATATGTCAGATGGATAGTGACACTGTTCAATCTGGGAATCATTAACATAAGGTGTATGCCACTGATGATTTGTTAAAACATTAGGCGTTGAGTCTTCAATTTTATTCAACATATCTATTGCTAGAGCTTGGATCGCAGGATCAGCCATTGGGTGATTACGAAGATGAAACCAGTTATCCCACTCAGTAGATGTAACGATAAGCTTCTGCCAAACCCAAGCTTCAGCATATCTGTTCAAATGTTGTTTATGGATGTTGAATTTCTCATGCCAGCTTTGAATAAACTGTGAGTTAATAATTGCCAATCTTTGACATTCTTCTTCAAATTCAAATCTAGATTGTTCATCTAATTTTTCAAATCCCTGCATACCCTTTTGATTTATTCTTATGTCTTTTGGTATGTAAGGATCAGAACAGATATTTTTTACTGTTTTAGATATCGGTATTGCCCTGCTAGAACTAGCATTTCTGGAGAATACCCTATGGGTATTTGTCTCAGCGTTCAAAAATTTAGGTGCAATCATTTCTATAGAAATAATCTCTCTTCCTTCAAATGAAGAGTGACATATTACCTTTGATCCAATTTCCATGTATTTTTTCTTTATGTGTTTTTGTTATGTTTGGATCATAACAGAATAATTTTATAAATCTGTAGAAAAAATATTTTTAATTTTCTATGTTATATTTAACCAACCAAGTTATTGGTTTATAAACACATATTAATAATCAAACATAGATTTGATATTGGAGGCTGGCGTGAGTGAAAACAAATATAAGATAGATACGAGTAATGAAGATAAAGCCCTACATCACAAAACAATCGAAAAACAAAAGCGGATAGATGAAAAGCGGCGAATGGATCAGTTGAGGGAGAAACAGGATATTAAAAAGTTGTCTGAGTGGTACTAATAATATTTATAATTCTGTTCTCCAACACTTATTTATTTTTATCAGTATATTCTGAGACTCAAACAACCAACAAGGAAAACAAAATGGCTAAGAAGAAAGTTAAAACATTATGGACTGATAAAAAACCGACTGAGAAAGGTCTTTATATAATGCATGACCTGAATGATGATGTTCGGTACTGTGTTAGTGTCAGGGCGCAAGGTAGAGGTCTTAGTGGTAGGGTTTCTGGACTACATATCCTTATTAAACTCAGTCAAGAAAATGTCTTATGGTGTAAAATGCCAGTATGAATGCGACCCCTTGCCCCAGATGCTCCTTTGGTGGTGTGCGGTTGCAGCTCAACCCACAATCCCATTGGAGATGCCCAAAATGCTTTAAAGAGCAACATGAGGATGAAAACTTTGTGACTATAGAAACACAGATTGAAAACGAGGTCATGATTCTGGCCAGTGTTGGTATATCAGCAACAACATTATACGTTGGTGATTTGCAATTAAAACAATTAGAAGAATGGGTCGCTTTAATAAATCTTCGTATGCCACTAGATATTGTGGTTTCAAGACCTGAAGTCATGGGATTAAAACTATATGTTGTGAATTCACCTGATTACCTTTCTGTCGGTTAATACGGCTATTTCGATACTTGTTTATTTGCATTAAGGTATCCACCGCAGTAATATCTTTGGTTCGATTGAATCAAGGATTCAAAACAAAAATCCATAATTATAAAAGGACTAAAATAAAATATGGATGGCAACTCACAGTCGATTACACAAACACAATTTAAATTATCTGATCTGAACTTGGATAATCACAAGCTTTTTGGCTACTTTGCAAAAAACGGTTTTCAACGTGATTTGGTTCCGATCATTCCTCTAAATTCAAAAATGAACCCCTTCACAAAGATAAAAGAAGGTGGAAAAACTCCCGGTTGGCCTAGTCAAAATGGCTGGGGCGGCCTTAAAAATTGGTCAGAATACGTTGCAAGTAATGAAGAGATTCAATACATCGACGATATTGCTGAATCATTTGCTACACAGTCTGCAGGTGTTGGTCTAAAAACAGAACGAATCCCCTTCATCGACGTTGATATTGATGGTGATGCCGACCTTGTACGGAATATTTTCCAACTCGCAGTTAAACTCCTAGGCAAATCATCGGTAAGAAAGCGAAAAGACAGCACCAGAATAGGTATACCGTACCGTTTAGCCGATTGGGATATATTCACCAAATGCGTGATTGATTTTGGTCAGTCAGGAAAGGTAGAGCTTCTGGGTAAAGGCCAACAATTTGTTGCCATTGGCAATCACAAATCAGGTAATGCTTATGAATGGTTCCCTGATTTAGGACACGGCAAACTGGTATATGAGCAGCTTCCGGAAGTTTCTAGCGAAAGCTTGATGCAATTTTGGACAGAGTGTTGTGAATTGGCCATGAGTCGTGGCCATGAGCAACGCATGGTCAAGAAAAAAATTCCGTCAACATCATCACGCAGCAACGGGTCAACTGAAGAAACCCAGACCATTTTAGTGCCAAAAAGCAAAAATGTGGTAAAGCTGATTCTGGATCAAAATAGTTTTGAGGGTCAGCAGAGAATTGCAGAGTACAAACGCCTGATGGTGTTTAATACTTGTGAGTTTGGCACCGTTACTATTGAAGATATGATTGATGGCATTAAGAACGAACCCGATTTATGGAACGGCGTTCGTATGCAGCACCCAGAGGAGCCTGAATATGCTGGGGGTCAGCCTGATATCGCAATGTTGTTTAAGAACGAAGACAACTGGATCATTCACTCTCACGCGCATTCCGGCACTTGCTACATAATCACTTTTGAAACACCGATTGATTTCACTGAATATTTCCAGGATTTTCATACTAGGGCGATCAGAAGACGACCAAATATATTGGTTAGTCATACCGATATGTTTCTCAGAATGCTCAACATACCCCGAAACGACTCTAATATAATTAGAGTTGGTGAAGCGTTATATAATCTTAAATACATGGAGATAGAAGGCTCATACGAACTATTTGAGATGTGGATTCATAATATTGGCTATAGATTTGAAGGCGGACGCACGATCATCGGGTTGTGGAAGTCGTTCTCTACTTATGAACATAAGACTAGTTACAAATGGTTTTATTCTTTCGAAAAGAGTACTCAGATAACAAAAACAATTGAAGACATCGTTAAATTTGAAAGTTCTTATAAGCTACAAACGTTTTCTTCGGTTTATGGTGTTGTTGATCGTGATGGTGAAGTATATGTAGTAGAAAAGAAGTGGAACAATAGCTTTGAGAGATTTCAGTTTGAATTTAAAACTGCTTTATCAAGAAAAGAATTCCATATTGAAGATAAAATCCCTCTAATAACCAAAAAGAATGACAGAACTTTATTGGAATACAAATCTATATTTCCAATTTGGCGTGAAACATATAGTCAGGATAAGAGACGTTACTACGATGCTGTATTTTTACCAGCACCTAACAAATATATTGAACATGGTTTACCAAAAGTCGTTGAGGAGATTCCATCTACCCACTACTTGAATATGTATGAAGGCATGACAGTTAGACCTCGAAGACCAGATAATTGGAGTGATGATTCTATCTATATGGATGGTAACCCATCCAGAAAACATATTGATGCGTGTCTTAGGCACCTAGAAGATGTTGTGTGTGCTGGTAGGAAGAAAGCCTTCAATTATCTGATCAAATGGATAGCGAGGATGTTTCAGTTCCCTCAATTGAAGGCTGAGACTGCAATCGTGCTTCATAGTAAAGAGCAAGGCACTGGAAAAAGCATTTTTCTGAATGCCATCGTCGATGCTTTTGGTAGTCATGGATTTACTTACTCGGGCGAAAGCCATAAATCGTTCAATGGTGAGATGCAATTCAACCTATTTACCGTATATAACGAGGCGACTTATGGCGGTGACCATGTTGGTGCCGGCAAGTTAAAGGCTGAATTGACTGATGACATTCGCAACATTGAAGCCAAATTTAAGACACCCGTCTTATGTAAAAACTTCAGTCATATTGCGATTAGCTCTAATAATGACTGGGTGGCACCCATTGAGATTGATGATCGACGTTTTGTGGTGCTGGATGTCAGCTCAAAAAAGGTTAGCGACTTTGAATATTTTTCTAATCTAGCCGAGTCATTTGGTGTTGGTGATATTGAGGTTCACGGCAAAATAGTTAAGGGGCGGTTTGATGAATTCCTATGGTATATATTGGATAAAGTTGATGTGTCAGGATTTAATCCAAGAGTTTTACCTGCAATTAGCAGTAAATCAAAGACTGAAAATAAACTTCAGGGTCATGATGTTTCACATATTCGTTGGTTTAGAGAGTGTCTTTACGAGGGAACATTTGCATTCGAGAGTACGATTACATTATCTATGCTGTCAAAGAACAAATCTAAGCTAAAAATGAAGAACAAAGATGATGATATGAATGTTAGTGAACAAATTGCAGGCGGTATGCTAATGCAAGCAGCTGATGATGTGTTTGAAATCGGTGATGAACCAACACTATTACCAATAAGACTAATATTCGATGAGTATATAAAGTGGCACGATGCTTTAAAAATTGGTGGTCAGAAGATAAGTATGAAAAGGTTCGGCATGGAGTTCACAAAATATCTTGGTGGAGAAAGTTCATCGGGTAGATTTGCTGGTTCTAATCATCGTTTGAGAGAAATACAGTCTCTAAAAGATTGTAGACTGACATTCGAGAGAAAATTGAAGAGTGAAATTGATTGGAATGACGGGTAAATTTTGATATATTGTATTTAACGATCCGACAAGTTGTTTCGTTCATTGTGAGCTCTGCCTAATGGGTTGATGGTTGTCCTGCCATCAACCCATTTTTTTGTCTAGTCAATCATAAAATCTTAATCAAACCGTCACTTGATGAACTACGCTACCTAAACCGCTGACGCGGCTATAGATAGCGTTTCGTAGGTCAACACCGAAAACTCTCGGCTCATTACCTTGGACAGTTCCTGCCCATTACCCTTCACCACCAGCTAAGTCTATTCGTTGCACTCAAGCGGAAGGACTATAGCTGGAGCACTTGGGCGCAAATCGGTAGATTAGTACATGCTATTTTAAAAACCCTCTATCACAAGGCTTTAAACCCCATAGTTCGATCTGTTTGTCGCCGCCCACCTGTATTATTCGATCACCAACAGGTGAATCATAGTCCATAAATATACACACAAAGTCGCTCAGTTGTGTTCTACCGAACGTTTCTTTATTTTTGTTGTTACGCCTCATCCTATGAATCAAATTCTCCACACAGGTCTTCTCAGTGTTACCGTAACCAAAAAACCTAGTGTGAGAATTTGCCCAAAAAAAAGAGTTGATATGAATCAACTCTGATTTTACTTCTTTTGGAGGATCAATCCCCAACCACGCAGAATACAATCCTTCAGCGAATTGTCCGCCTAGACGATCTTTTATGATGGTTATAAATCTGCTCATTCCTCTTTTTACTCCTATATGTACAAACATGGTATAGAATAAAAAAACCCTACAGGTAGGGCTGTCCAAATAATTAAGAGTCCATTCTAAAGCATTTTACCTTTTCTTTTGAGGTAATCCGATTATCCTTTTTGGCGCTGGTGGTTTCGGGTAATTAACAGTATATAATGGTGCGAAGCTTGTAACCTTGCCATTCGACTTAGTAACCTTTCCCTTTGCGAAAGCAGATTGGTATGTAGATATTAAAATACAGAATATCAATAAAATTTTCATCACTTAATCCTTATTTTACCAAACTTGTATTCCAGAACCAGCAACCTTGATAGATTTTTCTGGTTGTGGCGCCTTTCTTACGTTGGCACAGTGAACAATTAGCGAACGCAATCCCGCTCCCTTCAGGGGCGGGTAAGTGAGTTGCTCTTTAATCTGGCCTCTTTTGATCTTCTATATATTTTTTAATCACATCCAAAGAAACCCCACCCGTTGAGACGACACAATAACTGGGTGACCAAAAGTGTTTTCCCCAAAGGCAATGTTTAATTAGATCAAAGTGATTTTTTCTTAAAATATAGGACGATTTTCCTTTTAGTTTTCCCACCAAATTAGATACGGCGACTTTGGGGTGTACCGAAACAATAAGATGAACATGATCTTCTTCACCATTAAACTCCATTAGCTCGCATTTCATTTGTTTGCAGGTTTCTTTTAAGGTTTCTTCAACGAGAGTTAAAAGGAAATTCGAGAACACCTTACGGCGGTATTTTGTCACAAAGACAAGGTGTAGTGTGTTTTTATAGAGCACACTTCTACCTGTGCGCCAGTTGTTCTTTTCCGACATAAATAAACCTTAGACTTGACAAAATAAAATCTAGTCTATATTATTTAATGATGGAAGTCAAATTCGGAAAATCAATAGAAATTACCAAACAACTGAAAACTTCAGCTGCGACGACTATCGCTCAGTGGATCGGTAGTTCTACCGTGATTTATAATCAAAAGACCCTGGCGGCAAAGCGAGAATATCAACAATGGGTTGCTAATGGGAAAGATGCCGAAAGTAAACCTATTGCGAATCAACAAGTCGCTTATCTCACTAACGAATTTGAGTTTCTTAAAGAAGTTCCTTGTCAAATACGACGCAATGCGGGGTCTAAATGGTTTGAGGCTGTCACTGCGGCTAAAAAAGGGATCAGAGAGCAACCTCAGGTAAAACCAAAACATAAGAAACGTAATTGTTACGTCACTCAAGAACTCTTTGATATACAAGCGATAGATGATGCGTCCTGTATAGTACATTTAAAGTCTGACGGCACCAAGAAAAACAAAGGCAGTTATCTTTGTGGTGTCGTGATGCCTTTCTCGAAAGATAAGGCGGGTAGTGCTTTTTATTTGAGTCGTAAAGGGTCTCGTTTTTGGTTATCGATGTCCTATGACCGAGAATTAAATATATTAACGGAACAAGAAACTAAAGAGCTTGTTTTGTCTTGTACCAGTGAACAATTACAAGATTTAACGACAGGGTTTGATCTGGGTGTTAAAAAGCAAGTTGCTAGTTCTGATGGTATTTTTTATCACTATACGGATAGTGAAGTTGAGAAATTAAAAAAGTTAGAGAAGAAAAAACAAAAATATCAAAGGCAATATGCGAGACGTGCCAGAGCCAACGATAGAAAAGCGGGAACCGAAAAAAGACCTCGAACGAATGGTGAAAATAAGCTGAGTCAAAAGATTGCTAAAGTTGATGAAAAGCGAACCAATATTAAACGCAATCGTTCACACCATATCTCGAAACAAATAGCCGATAGTGTGCAGCTGGTTGGTGTTTTCGAGGACTTAAAGTTAAATAATATGGTTCGTAAGGCAAAGGCTAAACAAGACCCAGAAACAGGTCAATGGTTGCGTAATGGTGCAGCGGCAAAGAGTGGATTAAATAAAGCGATCCTTAACGTTAATTTAGGGCAGATAAGAGACTTTTGTCAGTATAAGTTAAGGTCTCAGGGTAAGTTATTTTTAAAGATCAACCCGTATTGTACAAGCCAAGAATGTCATCTTTGCGGCTTTACACATAAAGATAATAGAAAAACCCAAGCTGAATTTAAATGTCTTAGTTGCGATCATTCTGAAAATGCAGACACTCAGGCAAGTAAGACTATTAAAAAAAGAGGTATAGAGTACATTCGGACAGAGGCGTTCCTAAAAGGGAAAACTGTTCGTAAAATAAGTGCTCGGAGAAAACAAGGCGCAAGAACTAGCGTCTTTAGATAGTGGAGGTCATGTAAATCATCCGTTTTCGGATGTAACGACCTGCGATGCTATAAACGGATTATTGAGTGTCGCTTAGGCGATGCTCTTTAAGAAGCTCGTTGGCTTTAGCCACGAGTAGTTCACGTCTTTGGTGGCTTTGCATTGGACTAAATCGGATATATAGGATTAGTATGAATAAACCAATCTGGAAGTTTGCGTATGCAAAATCAAACCCATATAAAGATGGATTTTTTTCCATGCCGGAGTTTGAAAAAATAACTAGAAATTTTTTTAGACAGAAAGTTGATATGAAAGAAGTTGGTAGAATAGAACATGATATTGGTGTTGTCAGAGGGATTACACAAGTATCATATTATTCGTTTCGATGTGATGAATTTACTCACTACGGATTCATAATCGAAGAAACATTTTATATATTTAAAGAGGAAGAAAAAGAGCCTGAAAACATAGTGTCTTTTACAGGAAAAACCAGACATGATATACCAGCGGATAAAATATTGGAAAGAGCAATTGGTAAGCTTGATCGAGTTGTAATAATGGGTTACGACAGAGATGGCGAAGAATATTTAGCTGCTAGCATGGGTGATCGCACCGAAGTGAACTGGATCATTGATCGACTCAAATATCTATTAATATCAGGTAAGGTTAACGAATAATAGCAGATACTTTCAAGGTAGAGGACACACAATGAAATGTTTGAACAAGGTATTCGTTTACCAATGATGGGAAATGTTCAGCCATTAACGATAATATCTGACACCAAAAAAACAACCAAGTTTAGAATTAAGAAAAACAATAAAGGAAATCATCAATGAGTGAAGAAAAAGAATATCAATCTCACCTACGTTCATCTAGCTTTATGAGTGTTATGTTTAGTAAGAAGCATAATGTAGATAAAGAGCCTACTAGAACTGTAGATGTCCCAGCAATGACAAGGCGTAGGGAAATAGAAGACCGGAATATTGACAAAGAATATAACCCGGGTAACTATTACGATAACTTACTAGAGTAAAATTGGGAGCCAGTAGCATGTCATTCTAATTTCGCCACCAGTGAAAAAAGAATTGCTACCGGCATAAAATTGGGACGGGAAAGGCGAAGGTTACTACGGATCAATTATATAAGAGGTTAACAAATATAACTACCTTTTCCCTAGCTCTGGCTAGAACCTGAAAGCATTATATTCCATTTTATAATTTTTTCAATATGGCTCTGCTGATTCATCCACCTCCACTTCGATTTCAGAGCCTTCGACTTTTCGCCATTTAGTCACATTTACCCAGTCGTTTGGCGCTGAAGTAAGGTGGTCATCCGTAATCAACTTGTATAACTTCACTTCCCCAGAAAAATCACCAGGTATCTTGCACTCCCACAACCAAGCCTTAACTTTCTTTTTGTGGACTGTGTAGCCGTTAAAAGGCGCGTTTATTTGGTCGCCATCACCACTATAAAATATAATATCACCTAACCCATCATGAAATTGGGGACAACCGCAGACTAATTTAATATATACAATTTCTTCAAAAAGTGGATGATCAAATTCAGTAATACCCTGCTCTTGAAAAAGCTTAACCACTTGCCAAAGTTCTAACGTTTCACTCATACATCACCTCGAAA